TTATTTCAGCTCTTCAATGATATGTTTTCTGAATTCATCTAATGTGTATCTGAATTGATCAGCTAGATTATGGAGATCATCATATGTAGCAGGAGTGTTATCTTCTTTTGGAAATCTACAATCAATTTCTTTTACGAACACATCTAATGATTTTCCTAACTTATTATTAAGCTGTTGGATAGACATAATATTTTCACCTCGCTTTCATTTGATTATCGACATTGCAGTGCCGATAACTAAATTATAGCAAAGGTTAAAAATAAATCAAAAAGTACATGGAGGACTAATTATATGATAAAAAAACAAAAGAATTTGATTGATCAGGACGAATTCACCATCATTTATAGTAAATCGGGTTGGTATGGTTTTTCAATAACAGTAAAGAAAGATGAAATTATTGAAACAAATCATGAAGACAACTTCAAAATTATTAGATATTGTGATGACAAATTTCCTAACACTTATGATGAGTGTATTGAACGTAAAGTGAATCAGGAAAAGAGAAAAACAAAAAAGATTATTGAATTTAAACTTCATGATGATAGATGGTTTATTGATTCAGAAGATATTTTAGAATATGAGGTTGTTAGTATTAAGACACCAAAGGAAATGTTTAAAGTAAAGGGTAATTATAAACTTATAGAAACAGAAGCTGAATTTGATGATTACATGAAATCTAATCTTTCATGCAATGACTGGTGTCAGATAAAACTGGCTAAAACAATGCTTAGCCTAAATCTTGGAAATGGGTTTATAAACGGTTTTGATGATTTGATTGGAACAAATTTAATCAGATACAGACTAATGATTGCACTGGCTAAAGAATGTGATAATCGTGATTTACTGATGTATATGCTTATAAAAAAATTAGGTAATTAATATGATCTGGATAATCTTATTTTTACTGCTCTGTGTATTTATTGAGTTTATATGTATATATGTTTTAACACATAAAAAATAGTCTAAGGAGGATTTTATGAATAATTTACAAATTATTGAACATGAAGGAATTAGAGTTTTAACAACTCAGCAACTGTCAGAAGTTTATGAGACTTCAACAGAAAATATTAAACAGAATTTCAAGAGAAATAAAGAACGTTTTAATGAGGGACGTGACTATTATTTATTAAAAGGTGAACAGCTTAAAGAATTTTTGCAGGTGACTAATAGTCACTTACAAAATCAATCAAAAATCAGAAGCATGTATTTATGGACTGAACGTGGAGCAAATCGCCATAGTAAAATCCTTGATACCGATATGGCATGGAAACAGTTTGATGTATTAGAAGAAACTTATTTCAAAGTAAAAAGTATGTCAGCTATGCAAATATTAAAACTTCAAAACGCTGCACTAATGGAAGTTGATGAAAAGGTTGAACATATTGACAGTCGCGTAACCAATCTAGAAAACACAACTACTGTAGACAGTAGAAAGCAGTACACGCTAAGAAAAATTGCAAGTGCGACAGCAGTTAGAGTCTTGGGAGGTAAAGACAGTCAGGCATATTTAGAACTTCATCACAAGGTGTTTTGTCAACTTTGGAGAGATTATAAGGATTATTTCAAGATTCCAAGTTACCGCGATACTCTAAAGATAGACTTCGAAAAGGCAAAAGAGTATTTGCAGGGGTGGAGACCTGATCATAATCTACAAATTGAAATTTCAAGCGTGAATGAGGTGAACTAGATGTCAAAACATCCAACGAGAGAGATTTTAGAGAGTGGTGGTATTGTTGAAGATGAAGCGTTTGAATTAATGTTAAAAGAGGAATCACAAAGTGAAGTTATTAAGGAACTAAAAGAAATAAATCAGCACCTTATGGATATTAAGATACTGATGGGGTATAAAGATAAATTATATTGTGACTCTAATATTATTGATGAAAACAAAAAAGAGTATAAGCAAAATTCTAACGATATAGATATTGAACTGTGTCTAGAGAGTATTAAAAGTAATAAAACACTTTTTAATGCAGAGATATTTCTTGACAGGATTTTGAATGTGGAACTCTGCAAAATGTTAAATATGTTGTATCTTGACTGTAAAACTGAATGCGGATATTTCAACAAAGAGATTTTTATTAAAATGAGTGAAAATTTATATAAAAAAATATCCACTTACTATGAAGATTTAGTGGATATTTATAGAAAATTATAAACCTAGTTTTTCTTTCAGCAATTTAGTACATAGTGCTTTAAGAAGCTCTAGTGTGATTCCCGTACCAAGTTCATCCAGTTTGTTCATTGCCATATCAAATATTTTTGAATTTGATATAGCTTCTAAATATTGATGACCATCATAGGTTAATTCTGTAATAGTTGCTAAATATAATTCGTTACTTGCATATCGAAAATCAGCAACGATCAAGCCAGCTTCTTTTAATTTTCTAAGTGTATAAACGATTTCTTTTTTAGAATATTTTGAAGTATTTGGATTTTTTTCAAAATCTTGTATTGTTAACCATTTTGGTGTTAATTCATCATTTAAATTAGACATATCTTCTAGAGCAATAAGGGTATCTCGGACACATTTAGGGTTTAGTTTCATATATTCTCACCTCGCTTTCATTTGAATTTCGACATTGCAGTGTCGATAAATAAATTATAGCAAAGGTGAAAAATAAATCAAAAAAGAAAGGAGTATCGATATGGCACATAAGAAAACATTAAAAACCATAAATATTGAGCGTGAAAAGGTTTTGATGAAGGGTTATGCAAATATTGCAGATATAAAAAAATTTATCCCATGCAGCGACAAAAGAGCTAATGAAATAAATGAAGAAATTACTTGCATGGTAGAAAAAAGCGGTAAACGTGTTTTCTTGGGAATTCGTTCTAAATATTTGTTAGATTACGTAGGTCTAACTGCGAAGCAGGTTTTTGATTTTGCTGAATTAGAACGAAAAAAAGCTGCTATGTCCAGTAGCAGCTAATCAATGAAACCACGTTAATTATAGACTATAAAAAGGAGTGTGTCAAAGAATATCGAAAATGGAAAAGTACATTAACAGACTGAATGCCAGAGGCTTTTATACAATCGTTTTAATTATTATTTTGGTAGGTTTTATAGCTGCGGGAGCTTCAGGTATCATTCTCGATTTTATCGTCGGGATAATAAAAAATATATAGGTTTTTAACAGTGTTTTTAGGGTACTGTTTTTATTTGCACCATTTTTAGGAAAAAGGAGGGATTTTATGGATAAAATCAAAGCGGAAATGGATTCTTCTCAAAATCCATGGATAAAAAAAATAGGTAATTATCTTTTATCAAGAAATGATTTAGAGGATAAATTGAATAATCAAAATAAAAGTTTAAAAGAGTGTTTTGATTACATTCTAATTGAGATATCAAAGCAGAGCGTAAAAGAGGGCGTTACTGGTTATGCTGCCGGTGATGATGATGAAATATACTCACTTGCTGTTCACTATTTTGATGAAGATAATCTTGAAATTGGAAAGAAGGATTTTACTACCAATGCAGACGGCAGTGCGGAACTGTCAAGATTAATGCCAAAGAAACAAGATGTTAAGGAGCATGTAAAAGATATTGATGCAATTGTCAATCAAAAGGTAAAGGCTGAACTTGAAAAAATCCGGGAGGAAGAAAAAGTAAAAAAACAGAAGAGAGAAGAGTTAAAAAAAGCAGCTAAAAAATATAAAGAGGATATGGAAAGAGCACAGATGTCACTCTTCGATTAGTTGATTATATGGCAAATAAATTAAGTGAAAGTGACAATTTACTAAACAGACTGTCAAAATTGAAATTAAAACAGTACAAGGCCACGGATTTTAAAGAATATATGATAAGTGATGATGATCCATCCTGGAAACGCCCAAAAAAAGATACTGAAGTTTACGGATTCTATGTTGCAGTTTATGAAAAATGGAAAAATCGGATTATATGCCGTACCTTTTATATTTCGCAAAGATGGCTACATAAAGAGAAAGTTACAGATATATTTGAGGTTAAAAGGCAACTGTCTGGATGCAGCTACCAACTGACACGGAGACTTTATGCTTCTATGGGTGGCGGAATAAAATGCTGGACATATGATTACTCATATCCTTTCGATTATCGAAACAATAATGAATGGCAGATTCATAAGATTGGGACTTTTGATGTAAGTACAGAAGGCAGCGTGTATTATGGACAGCGCCGGAAAAGGAGCAACTATTTTATACATACGTCTGCCGGTGAACTGGATTCACTGCTTGAAAATTCTGTTTATAAATACAGTGGATTTGAATACAGTGTTTACAGCATTAATGAACTGTTTGAATATCTGTCCATTTATGATAAACATCCGGAGGTTGAAATGATATCAAAAATAGGGTTGTCTTATCTTCTCAAGGATGATTTAAGGGTACTAAGATGGTCTAAAAAAGGAATTGAGATTCTGGGTATAAAAAAATGTGATATCGAGCGTTTGAAAAAGCTGCATATCCCGCTAAAGGAATTCAAAAAGTATAGAGATCTGATATATAAATTTAAGATAGAGGACCGCAGTGATTTTAATGAACTGTTAAAACTTGTCGAAATATCAAGAATTAAATATGCGGATATTAATATAAGTGTTTATTCATTTGACTATTTTAAAATGCAGGGTACTTCTTTGTACATAATAAAAGATTATTACAGATTCTGTGAAGAACTGGGACTTCCGATGAATCACAGTAACAGGTATCCCGATAACATAAGAGAAGCTCACGACAGATTAATGATACAGATTGAGACAAAAAAATCTGCTAAAGATGACCTGATGATTAGAGAAAGGGTAAGCAACGAGTTATCTAAATATAGATTTGCTGATGATGATTTTGTTATTACACCAGCGAATTCAATCGCTGATCTAATAAATGAAAGTGCAAAACTTAATCACTGCGTAAGGACATATGATAAAAGGTATGCCAGTGGAGAAACCAGTATATTTCTTATTAGAAAGCGCGATGATGTAAACAGTCCGTTTTACACATTAGAACTGTCAAGTAAAAATGAAATAAAGCAGCTTCGAGGAAAAAATAACTGCACTGCTGTTAATGAGGTTTTAGATTTTGTTGAAGGGTGGAGAAGAAAATTTAACTTCAAAAGCAGTATTTTAAAACAAAATGAAGATGCTTAGAAAGGGATGATATTTATGCCAAAACCGCCGGTTAAGTATCTATTGCTAGATATTAATGATGTTACAAATGTGTGCGGCTCTATATGGAGTGATGAGCTTAGTAAGCTGTTGAAAATAAAGCCAATCTATTTACCTGTATGGTTGTGCCACAATGGTGTTTTGGAAGGTAAGTATTACGTTGTAGAAGATGTTTAAATACAACATTTACATAGAAAGTGAGGTAATTGTACTACCCTTAGTTATTTATGCAGAAACAAGGGAAATAGCCTATAAAAAGGCAGTAAAACAGTTTAGAAGGATATTTAAAAAGAAGAAAATTACAAGAGTTACTATCCACAAAGATCATTATTATTTTGGTGGTTTCGAATATTAAAAAAAGAAAGAAGAGGAATTTTAAAATGAGATTTATTAGAAAAATTAGAAGAGAACAAGAAAAAAAAGCGCGCAAACAAATGCTTAAGGAAAAGCGCCAACAGGGATTGAAACCGAAATATGAATATAATTCAGCAACACATAAAAATGATATTGAATGGGTACCTGTAAAGATGCCGACTGTAAAGCACAGCAATAGAGTGTTTTATTAAATGCAGAAAAAACACAAAAACTATTTTGGTTAAAAATTCTCTCTAATCGCTTATGTGGTAAGGGATTAGAGAGAAAATATAAATGCAATATAATATTTAGGTTATATTGCGCACCGTTTCCACCTAAAACAGGTGTAAAAATACAAAAAAAGCAAAGTGTTGGTTGATTTAAAATTTAATAGGAGACTTGTATGAAAAAAAAAGATTTAGAAAAAGCTCTTGATTCCTGGATACTTGAACAGAAGTACGATGAACTGTCTACAAATACACTTAAGACCTATAAAAATGGTGTCTCGAAGTTCATTAACTGGTTAGGAAATAGCGGTTATTCAAATGTTGATATAACAAAAGATATTACGATTGAATATAAGAGCTATCTTCGTGATATATCTAGTTCACTTAATTCAGCAAATGCATGGATCACCACACTTAACAAATTTTTAAAATGGATAGAACTTCCTGAACTTAAAATAAAAAAAATTAGGCAGCAGGAAGAATTTAACAATGAAGATGTATTGACTATAGAAGATTATAAAAGGCTTCTCAGAATGGCTAAAAGAATGAAGATGATGCAGACGTACTACATCATGCTGACCTTAGCCATGACAGGTATAAGAATTGAGGAATTAAAATACTTTACAGTTGAGAATTTGGATAAATATTATATTCGTGTTTTTAATAAGGGTAAAGAAAGAGTAGTACCGATTAGACAGGATCTAAGACGAGAATTAAAAAAATACTGCAAAGAAAATAAAATTAGCTCGGGTTATGTTTTTCTTGGCCAAAAAGAAGGGCAAATGCCTGCCAAAAGTACAATATGGCGAAGAATGAAGAAAATTGCAGGTAAGGCAAGAGTAAAAAAAGAATATGTACACGCGCATTCTTTTAGACATTTGTTTGCTCAAGTATTTTTAAATCAGAACAGTGGAAACTATCTTGATTTGGCTGATATTTTAGGGCATAGCGATTTAAAAACTACAAGGAAGTATACTAAGTTGTCAAACGAGCAAAAACGGCGTAAACTCGAAAATTTGAAGTTTTAGAGGTGATTGAATGATAAGTGATTTTTGGTTAGGTGTGATCCTAACCATTGCAGCAGAAGCAATAATAACAATCTTAGTTGTTGATTATTTAGGACAAAAAGAAAAGGATGATGAAAATGAATGATTACTTAAAATATCTTCAAGAAAAACGTATCGAGGTGCTAAAAGAAATTAAACCGATATGTTCGGCATTTGGAATAGAAGACTATGATTATATTGTTAGCGATAAAGGACAAACAGAAACGTTAAGAATTGGAACTACAAAAATAGGATGTTCCTGTAATTCTATTTTTGCTGTTAAGCAGGAATTAGTAGGTTACTTGTTCATTTGTTATTTTAGAGAAAGACCATTAGGACACTTCAAAACACACGTCTTTAATGAAATTAAGCGTTATTGGATAGGGGATAAAAATGGAAAATAAAGCAACGATTTACAAAGGTGAAGTAATGCATGATTTGAAAGCACTGTTTGATAATGCTGGTAATTATTTTGAAGATGAATATGAGCTTGTAAAACAATATATCGAACAGTTGGAACAAGCATTAGATAAAGCATGTGAACTGTTAGCTGATGGCGGTGTAGTTCAATGTAAAGACTGTTCTAAAGAAATCGAATGTACAACGCTGGATACAGTTACTAACTGCCGCTTTGAAAAAATGACAAAAGATCAGTGGAAAGAGTGGTTTTTGCAAAACTGAAAATAATACCCTGAAAGCGTGATTTTACGTAAATCAGTGGTACGGTAACTTTTTTTAAAAAAATAATAATGAAAAATCCGCTAAAAGTGTTGATGGCTATAGAGTTTAAACGATTTAGGTTATCTATCAAAAAAATTGACACTCTTAGGGATTATGTAACTTTTTTTATAAGAGATTGGAGGAGTGTGTTAGTGAAAATTTTAGATGCATGTTGTGGCTCAAAAATGTTTTGGTTTGATAAAGAAAATCCGAATGTTACATACATGGATATACGCAGATACAGTGATATTTTGTGCGATGGAAGAAAATTGGAAGTGAATCCAGATGTAATAGGTGATTTTAGAAATATGCAATTTTCTAATGATGAATTTGACTTAGTAGTATTTGATCCACCGCATCTTGTTAAAGCAGGTGATAAATCATGGCTTGTAAAAAAATATGGAAAGTTAAATATAGATACATGGAAAGAAGATTTAAAACATGGTTTTAATGAGTGCATGAGAGTTTTAAAACCGTGTGGTACATTAATTTTTAAATGGAATGAGGAACAAGTTAAACTTAGTGAAGTATTAAAGTGTTTTAATCAAAAACCATTATTTGGAAATAAGCGTTCTAAAACACACTGGTTGGTATTCGTTAAAAATGAGGTGAATAAAGATGAGTAATAAATTAAGACTGCAAATTACAAAAAAATATAGAAGAAATGTATTTATAAATGTAGTTGTTCCAGAAGGTAGATTATATGAATTTGATTGTATTTTAGATAAATATGAAAATTCATACAATGATTACCAAACATTGATTGAAGAATTATCTGATGAAGGTTTTAAAGTATTATTTGTTGATGATAACAAAAATATTTGTAGAGTGGTAACATGTTCAGAATGCGTAAGATTGTCGCTGATGAATTTATTAGAAGAATATAAAGAACCAGTTAAATTAACAAAATTTGAATATGAATATTTAAAAGTTGCTAAGAGAGAGAGGTTTAATTTTATTGCAAGAGATGGAGATGGCAGATCGTTTTTGTATAAAAATAAACCTTTAAAGTCGTCGGATGAATGGATTGTTGCTAGCAAAGATTGTTGTAGGATTTTAGATAGTTTATTTAAATTTGTTAAATGGGAAGATGAAGATCCATACAACATCAATGAAATATTAAGCAACTGTGAGGTAATTAAAAATGACGTCTAAACAAATGGCGTTCGTATTTTTACTAATAATGCTTATTGCATTTATTTTGTCGCTCGTTTTGGGAATTAGATATTTATTTAAGGAATGGAGGAAACAGCATGGAATTTAACACAAACCAAATTAACATAATGCTTGATGCCCTGGAACATTACGGGAACGGTCCTCAGGTCGATATGGCCATAGAGGAAATGAGCGAACTTACAAAGGAGCTGCTTAAAGACCGCAGAGGTAAAGAGAATAGAAGTGATATAGCTATGGAAATGGCAGATGTCTACATAATGCTTGAACAGCTTAAATTTATTTTCGGTATCGATGAAACTGAACTAAAGGTCAATGCTGAATTAAAGATACAGAGATTAAAAAACAGGATCGGTGGTAATGATGGAGACTAAAGTTAGACAAAGCAATTACATAACAGTTTTAGGATGGATGGTCTCAGATCTAAAGTTAAGAGGCAACGCACTGCTTATTTATGCAGTCATTTACGGCTTTTCACAAAATGGCGATGATTCGTATACCGGGAGCAGACAGTATTTAGCTGATTGGACTAATTCTACAGTTCAGAATGTTTCAAGATGCTTAAAAAAATTAGTAGAAGATGGATTTATAATAAAAACTGAAAATGTTATAAATGGAGTAAGGTTTTGTGAATATAAGGCTGTTGTTCCTGAATTGCTACCAGGAACAAAATGTTCTGGGGGTAGGAACAAAATGTTCCACAATAATATAGAATATAATACTAGTAATATATATAGTGCAAAATTTGATAAAAATGATGCATTTAAAAGATTCTGGAGTGTATATCCAAGACATACGAACAAGAAAAAAGCATTTGATGTTTTTGTTAAAAAATGTACCGATGAAACTGTACTGCAAAAGATGTTAAGCGCAGTTGTTGATTATAAAGAGACAGAACAGTGGCAGAATGAAAGATTTATCCCTCATGCTTCTACATGGCTTAACGGCGAAAGATGGGAAGATGAAATCAATCCAGCTTCTAAAAGTAATTTAAATGATGATAATGAATGGATGAGCGGATATGAATAATTATCAGGCAGATCTAATCGGTATGTTTCTTGTTAAACCGCAGCTTCTGGATTTAACTATTCTAAAACCGTCATATTTCGATAAGAAGCATCGCGATATATTTACTGCTATAAAAAAGTCGTATAAGGAAAATAAAACTATTATTTTAGAGGATATCCTAGCAGTAAAGGGAATTGATGTTGATCTTGTTATTGCCTGTTCTACAAGTACCGCAACAACTGCTCTATTTGAACAGTATCAGGATTACGCGATTAAGGAGTATAAAAAGAAAGCCTTATTAGCAACTGCTAAAAAAATGCAGATCGGTGAGATTGATATCGATGAATTTTATAAAGATGTAAACAGTTTTACATCTTTAGGATCATATTCATCTACTCGTTTGACTAAAGAACTGCTCAAGGGTTCGATTACCAAGCATAAGAACAATATCAAATTTACAAGGTTTAGTAATTTAGAAAAGAAGCTTAATTTAAAGGAAAATGACTTTGTTATACTTGCCGGTGCTACCGGAGTAGGTAAATCAGGTATAGCTATAAATTTGATGGATGATCTATCCCGTAATTATCCTTGTGTATATTTCAATTTCGAAATGGTAGAAGAGGAGCTGTATCAAAGGCTCATTTCTATCAATTCGAAATTAAATCAAAAAATGCTAGAGAGTTATGAAACATTGCCACAAAAAAATATGAGCATTGTTAATAATGCAATTGATGATATTTCAAAAAGACATATTGATATTATCAATCATTCATCGACGTTGGATAAATTAAGATCATTTATTATGAGCTACAAAAGCGATAAGCATTTTATAGTGTTTGTGGACCATGTAGGGCTTATTGGTGTACGGGCTAAAAACAGTTATGAAAAAATGACAGAAGTAGCCAAGGAGCTAAGAAAAATGAGCTTGGATAACAACTGTACGATTATTGGACTTTGTCAATTAAACAGAGAAGCAACTAAAAATGCAAAACAGCCTAATTTATCAATGTTAAGAGATTCAGGTGAGCTGGAACAAAGTGCAAGCAAGGTTATATTTGTCTGGAAGAACGAA